TATACTCTTAAATAATCTTTTAGTTTGTCCCCTACCTGTATTTGATATGAATGTGTCAGACGACTTTTTATTGGCTTGTGGAAGTAATGTACCTCTACTACTGAATTCACCTTTATTACCTGAAGCCTGATTAATACTAGATTGTTGAGCCACTTCACCAAAATAACTTCCTGGTATCCATGAGTATGGTGAGTATATTCCAGAAATTCTACTTATAAAATCTAAACCTTTACCTACTATGTTATTTGGAACAGAAATTTTCCAGTCACTTTCAATTAATTGTTCATTTCCAGTCGCAATGGCTAACACATCAAAAGGGTCTCCTAACGCATCAAGTATATTTACCCTACCAAGTGTTTGTTGATAGGTTTCTTCCGCAACTCTAAATTGAAATTGTGTTTTTAGTTGGTTTCCTGCTATTTGAGCTAATGTAGAATCTTGTGCTAGTCTTCCGTTGGAACCCATAGGGTCTAAAGTTGTCAGTAGAGTAAGTGAGTTGTACGTTGAAGCAACAAACGTATAGTACGTCTCTCGTTGTTCTATTTTTCTTTCTATATCTCTAATGTTTATTAAATCATTGAATCCACCTTCAGGTCCATATTGATTTTGTATAAACGCTCTTTTTTGTGCTTGGTCAGTTACTTGAGACTCTTCGATTCTAATGGCATCTAAAACTGCGACATCGTTAATTGAGAACTCCGAATTACCCGGTGAATCATTACCTTTATAACCTTCAGCATATGGTTCTAAATTCCTTACTAAAAGTTTTTTTCTAAAACCTTCAGTAGCGCTAAACGTTAATTGACTATTTGATTGGTTCGCCATACGAATCTATTTTTATATAAATAGATTAGATATTCATTTTTAAGCGGAATATGTATTATTAGAATCGGTAAGTATTGTCATTAGTTTACTTGTAAAAGTAGGGTTATTAACAATTTCATTTGCCAATTGTTCAGATGATATGTTTTGTGGGAGATTTCTTCCGTCAACCGATAAATCTATTTTACCACCCACATTTAGATTAATTTCACCATTAACATTATTGCCGGTGTCGTCCATATTTTCTAATAAACTAGTTCCACCAATTATTATATCATCTTTCAAGAATCTTTGAACGGGCATTCCAGGTCTAGAAATAAAATCCTGATTCACAGGTGAGGTTGTGTCTGCAGATGTGTCAGGTGTTCCGGCAGCCGCATCGTCTATATTTTCACCCAAAAACATAGCAGCATTTGTAGCTAAATCACCAACTATATCACTAAAATTACCAAATAGTGTTTTGGCTGTAGTAAGTTGAGATAAAACACTATCAGGTATTAAACCTTCCATTTTAGTTTTAAATTCTGTAAGTCCACTCTCAGTTGATTGATATGCTGCGGTTATAAAATTCTCAACACTAAGACCAGAATCTTTCATTAAGTTAGTTTCGGGTAACTTATCATTCATATCTATAAGTGACGTCTCAATCGCGGTTCCAAATGTAGATGAAATGTTAAATGCGGCATTTTTAAAATGTTTTCTTGCTTCTTCATCTTGAAATCCTTCAGCGATATTCTGAGTTAACGCGTTTCCATAAATTTTTAAATTTTCTTCATTAATAGAGGCGTCTAAACCTTCCCTAACAACTTCAGCGTAAGCATCTAAACCACCTAAAGCATCAATCACTCCATCAGTTTTTACACCCACTAAAGTAGTTGCCGACTTAGCGCTTTGATTGGCCCCCGCAATTTCTTGAAGTGCTGTAAGTTGTTCCATAGCGATTTCTCTATCGCTCATTTCATTCTTACTTTGTTGCTCTTTTAACGCCTTAAAATCATCTTGATTTAAATCTGCTGCCGATTTAATTGCGGGAATCATCTTTTTAGTCGCCTCATCAAAAGTAGGTATGGACACTTTTAAGTCACCTCCCTCAATTGTACTCATATTTGCAACTAGTTCTTTAAACTCTTCAGGAACTGTGGCCGTTCCCAACATATCTAATTTTTTTGTTCTTTCAGCGGCTTTAAATGCGGTTTGAGTCATATCTTGGTAGGACATTCCAGCTAAATTAGCCGCCTCTCTTAGTCGATACATTTCCGTAACAGGTATATCAAACTCACCAGTTTCCTCATTAAATACTGCAGCACTTTCAGCCATACCAACAACCGCATCCATCAATCCTTCAGTGTCTGTCTGAGCTAAATGTAGTAATTTAAATGGGTCACCTAAATCTCCTACAGCACCTCCCAACATCTGAAATCCGGCTGCAGTTTCTATTGCCGTTTCAGGGTCAAGTAACTTTTCAGAAAGTGAAAACGTTTGGGATACGTCCATCCTTAACGCTTGTGCCTTCGCCACCATACGAGAAAATCCTTCTACACCATCTTTAAAATTGTAACTAGATAACATTTTTATGTTACTACCTATATCTTTCATAAACTTACCAACATTAATACCATAATCCCTGGCTTGTTTTTGCATGTCACTAATTTTTGAGATTGCATCTGATGTACCTACACCAATATTTCTAAATCCTTCAACAATTGGGACTATCTCAGCAGATGTAAGTCCAGCGTTACGTGCTAAGAGTTGCATATTTTCAACTTGCTCAGAAGATAGTAAAGTATTAACCCCCATTACATCATTTATTTGTTGTATTAAAATTAAGTTCTCTTCTAATCCAACTCCAAATTTAGTAGTTTCAAATGTGGCTTCAGCCATAGTGGTCATTAACGCATTACCAATCGCACTAGTTTGTCCCATGGACTTAGTAGTTAGATTAAATGTTAGTTCTTGTAATTTAGCAGTATCTTCTATTACTGATGTCGGCATAATCATCCTCGCTAAACTTGAGGTTATATTTAATACCGTTGTATCTAAAAGTCCGGCGGCTTTATTTAAGCCGTCCATACCTTTACTAATATCGTTTATCGCGTTTTTAGCGTTATCTGCCGCTTCTCCAATTTTGTTAGCCATTATTAAGTATTATATTATAAATACTTATCTTTTAGATTTTACTTTTTCGGACTGTTGTTTTCGTTTATCAAATTCCTCAACTAACTTTCCTATAAAGTATTTTCTTTCGTATGTAGGCATATTAATTAAGTCGTTATAAGAAAAATTTGCATGACGAGTTAAGTAATATATTTCATCAAGCACAGATACCCTAGATTCAGAAGAAAGGCCGAAAAAACTCCACCCCAAAGGTGACTCTAACTGTCAACTCTTCTCCTGACGGGGCGTTTAAACTCCTTTCTAAGTCTAATTTTGGTTCCGAATTAGAAAGGCTATTTCTTATGAATTTAGAATCCATAATTGGTAATTTTATGACGAAGCTTGTTATAAACTCTCTATCGGTGTTGTTGTCTACACTTACTATTTGTTTTGATAACCTATTGGTTACTATGGGGGCCGTAACATTGTTTGGGTACTTCTCTAACATATCGTTAAGTTCCTGTACTTCTCCTACCGTAAGTAGTTTACATTTTACCATATTTCCTGACTTAGGTAGTTTAAATGTAAATGTCCCGTCTTCTTCGGGTTCTTTTTCAAGTTTTTTGAAATTTAGCTCATCGAGACGAACCGTATGTTCAAATGAATTATTAGTTTTAGGGTCTCTTAATGTAAAATTATAATCGGGACCAAACGCTGTGTTTCTCAAAAATATTAAAATAGCCTCTAAATCACCTTCTAATAAGTCATTAACCTTAACGTCTGGTTCATATATCTTATTTTTAACTAAATCATTTATAATGTTTGGATTTTTACCGTTTCCGGCAGATACCAAAATATTTTCATCCTGAGCTGTCAGATATCCAATTTTAAGACTCTTTTTTTTGTTTTTATAAAACTTACCCTGCGAGGGAAGTGTTACCACGTCATGTGGTAAATTAAAGTCTTGTTGTCCATATTGTTTCGCTTCGTCCATATTTTTGTGTAAAAAAAAACCATAGGGAATAAACCCTATGGTTAATTATATAAACTATTATTTTTTTTTCAATAGTATTAGTAAACCAAAATACATCTATCAGGACGTAATGTCGCTGTAATTGTTGCCAATGCGTCATCACTATATCCCAAACTATCAAAATTAACATCAGTTAAGAAAGTACCCTGTAGAATCCATTTTTCAACCGCAACTCCTGTAGGGTCTAACATTTCAAGGTCTAGGTCTTTCTTATAACCAGCTGCGTATCCCATACGACCTGTAACGGACTCTGAGGTTAATCTTACCCATTCCATTAAGGCTTGTGCTGCCGATGGTCCTATGGGGTCTCTAAACGTCACGTTTATCGTATTCCAAGTAAATCTACCAGCAACATAAGTAGATGTGTTTAAGAAAGGAATCTCAGTTGCGTTAATTTGGACGTTAGGTCTAGATGTGGACTCAACATACCAAGAGTTAATACCCAATGATGAAGGAAAACTTAGAACAAATCTATTTTTTCTTTTCGGTTCATACGGTACGGGCATTTTCATTAATAAATCAGCCATTGTATTTTGGTTTTAAATTTCGTTGTTTATTTTATTATAAATATCAGTGTTAAACTTTTTTCTCTTTACTTTTACTTTTTTAATTGTAAAATCCTTAACTAGAGATTAGAAACTAGAATTTTTAAACTTCTTTTTTTTCTCCTCCTTTAGTTAAATAAGTTTTTACTGGGCTTTCATCTTTATATTCTTTATCTAAAAATGTTTTTATAGATTCTATATTTCCTGGGTCGTCATCAGAAAATCCTATTTGAGGTACAAAGTTATTACTCACATCATTAGTAAATGATACTTTTTGACCTAATTTTTTACTTTGGTATTTAACGTAATTAATAAACTCTCTTAACGCTTTTATCTTACCTTCCTCCGGATTAGAGGCCGACCCCTCACCATAAGTAACAGGATAATATTTATTCATATCTAAATATTCTTTTATTAAAAGTTGGTCGTCTTTCATAAGTTCTCCTGATAAATCCCGATATTTTTTTAAGTTTTCTACTAACTTACTTGAGTCTATTCCATTGTGGTTTGTAACAATAAGGTTATAAATAGAGTCTCTTAACACTGACGGAGTGTGACCTCTAGCAGTAATAATTGCAAATATAGAACCTCCGTTAATACATTCCACAAAATCATTCCATGAAGGACCTGGAGAAGCTAATAAAGAGTCCACTATAAATTTCTTATCACCATCTACTCCAAAATTACGATAGGGATTTTCGGAATAACCTACAACAGTCTCATTATTATATTCAAAAGGCTCCACACCAATCTTTTGTCGATATTCGGCAAAATCTTCAGTAGACATACCTATCTCATTACCTTCATCAGTTTTTAAAATTATTCGAGTCGGCATAACGACAATATTATCATCCCAGTCAAAAGCATAATACTTTAAGTCAGGTTGACCGTCTTCGATACCTTCACTTATAAATAATTTATTAAGACTTTGATGTATAATACTTCTTAGACTCATGTATTTTAATTATTTAGATTTTCAATTAATCTCTCTAATTGTGATTCCGTCAAAACAATATTTTGAGGTTTTTCAGAATAGGTCTTAACTCCATTACCATTAATTTGTAATGACTCTCTTAGTAATTTTTTTTTAAATTCCATTTTTTTATTTTATTAAACGTTTAATTATATGGCTAAAAATGGGGGATACTTTTGTACCCCCCATTTAATAAATATCAGATATCCTCAAATGATGCACCTGTCGGAGTAATTAAGAATTCTATATCGATGAATTCTAACGCTCTTGTTGGTTTTAGATATATTTTACCTACTAAGGTGTTATTATCTAAATCTTCAGGAGTGTTCTGAACGACAACTCTAAAGTCAATCAAACCTCTATCTCTTCTGATAGAATCTAAGATTGGGTTTACTGAGTCCAAGAATTCTTGTCTTACTTGGTCATCATTCTGTTCGAACAATAGTCTTACCGCTACTGCTGAAATCAACTTACGAGCTTGTAATAACAATCTTCTAACATTGATTCTGTCGAGTGCTGACTGTTTAACTTGAGTAGTTTTATTACCCCATATTACTGTACCAACATCTGAGAAAGTTGCGATTGGGTTGATTCTACCTTTATATAGAATGTCTCTATCATCTTGAGTTAACTTCTTACGAGCTTTAATACCATTTACTAAACCTCTTGTATAACCCGCGGATGCGAACCATGGGAATGATATATTATCTGTTAACGCTAAGTTTCTAACAACTTCAGCGGTAGGTGGTAAGTAAATCTGTGTGTTATTAACAGTATCTCTTGTAAGAATCCATGGGTAATAAGTTGCAGTATAGTTAGAGTCAATTCCAGTATCTTCTAAGTTTTCGGTCGCTTCTTGTGGGTAAATAAAGTCAGTTGTAAAATTAGACGTAGTATTAACAAACATGTTATAGTCAGGTGTGGTACAGATATAAATTGAGTCCGCTCTATCCGTTTCAATCATATCAATCGCCTCCTCTACTAAGTTTGAGTTATTAACATAATCTATACCTGAAGTAGTAAACACATTAATATTTACAGCTTCAGGGTTAACAAAAGTCCACTGACCCCATAAGTAAGCATAATAGTCAGTATTACCCCAATCTTGTTTATCTGGACCAACAATTGTTTTAAACGCCCCCCATCCTGTTGCACTTGGGAATCTAACTGATGGTGCCGCTCCACGTAGATATCCATTATTACCTAATATAAATGTATCTCCATTAGTACGAGACTCTCGATAGATATCCCATCCATCAAATCCTCCAGTAGGAACTAATGTAAATTTACGAGAATTTAATCTGTAATATGGACTATCTTCGTTAGGTTCACTATCGAATGATGCGTCACCAACCTCAAACGCAGTTTCACCCGAAGTTACATACTGAGATGGGATTAGAACTACAGTCGCTCCTGAGTCCATATGATATCCTTTTGTTAATTCCGCCCACGGAGATGACTCAGTAGCGGTAGATAAGTTAGTCGGATTTTGTTTACCCTTATAAGAGGTAAAGTCGACATCAATACCGACAGTATTCGATACACCTAAGAAAACTCTTCTTGGGTTATCGCCCGCACTTCTTGTTAAGTTATCTCCATTAGAAGACCCAAAAGGAGGGTTAAATAACACCTCACCTGGAGTATCATACTTAGTCTTATAAAGTAGGTGTGGTGATTTATAACTACTGTACTGTCGAGTTTGGTAACCTTTAAAACCACAAGGTAATGAATCGGACGGAGCCTCTTCATTTACTTCTAACATAATATATCTTGACTTTAACTCAAAATCTCCATTAGCTGTACCGATTTTTTTAGCCACATAACTATTAAGATTTATATCCATGGTACAGTTTGTGAATTTTTCTAATACGATTGGGTTAGAATCGGTATCATAAAAACTTCTAACAACAACGTCAAAGGTTAGGTTATTAAATGATATATTCATTATAGAGACTTTAATCTCTCTGTTCGCCGAGTTACCGTCTGAGATTGAAATAACTTTAAATAAGTCGGAAACTTCATTACCTCTTAATTCTGAAACTAAATATGGTGTAGAGGGGGTTTGATACCTATCTAAGTACCATCCGATACCTGTATTATCAACATCTTCTCTCGCACTTTGTAATCCTAATAAAGTAGTATTTAATCCTCTAATCTTACCTTCTTTGTATCCTGTATTTAATAAGTTATAATAAATTTCCTCGACAAATAATGGAATTTCATTACTTGGTTTAGAAAAATTACTTTGACCTAACACTTTACTTATAAAGTTAGGGTCACTTAAAGAAAGTGATGTGTTGAACGTAAATATCTCTGAGTCGTTTGTTATACCTGAAATTTGGAAATTAGAGAATGGATTATTAGTTATTCCTGAATATACTCCTGTAGAGTTAATTGTTACATTGGTTAATCCTGAAACTTCGTAATCGGGATTATTAGAATTACTAGTTGTTGATATCCCTCTTGACCTTAGTGTACTAACAACCATATTATGGTAATCAGTGATTGGTGTTCCTGTATATGTGGTAGTATATACAACACCCACACCTGTATAATTGTTACCTACAGTATTTGTTAATCCTGTGATAGACAATCCAAAACCGACACCACTGTATTCACCTGTACCACTATTATATGGGAATAAAGCGTAATACCATGAATCATTTTCAGACGCTTCAAAATCTGCGGTATCAATGGTAAGACCATCCACACCCAATACGTTAGTTGTACCTGTCCATGTTCCCGAAGCTCCAGTTATTGCGTCATAAGTTTCGCCACTAACAGTACCAAACATAAATGATGTGGCTCCTGAACTGACGGGGTTAACAATACTTTGATAAACCGCAGATTCAAAGTTGCCCTGTAATGTTGATATATTACCTGAAAATGTTGTATAAGGTAATCCGAACACACTTTCTATAGATGAAGGTAAGTTACTAAAATCAGTAATTTCAGTTGAACTACTATTACCTGATACACCACTAAAAGTTATTGTATAAGCAATTCCGTCAGAATCTTTAGGAGTAATTAATGATTTATTTACGTTACCCACCGTTGATATTGACCATGATGGTCCAGCATCGTATCCTGATAAACCTAAGACACGAGTCACAAAAAGTTGATTGGATTGTTGTAAGTAGGCTTTGGCAATATATGCCGCCTCATATTTTGGAATCTGTGTGTTTACAAATTTAGTTGGTTCTGTCCCCCCAAAAAATGAGGTAAACTCATCAAAGTTTGTAATGAAGATAGGTTCGAACGCCGGACCTGATAAGGTTTCACCGACGACACCTAAAGTCGTTACACCGACACTTTGAGCCACAAAACTTAAATCTCTTTCTGATGTATATACACCTGGAGATACGAATACTTTTTCTGCTGCCATATTAATTATTTTTCTTTTTATTTATTTTATTGATAAATATTATAGAAAAAACCAAACGACAAATGTTATGGCGTTATATTTATTTACAAGTATGAAAAATTTCTTACTTTTTTCTACCTTTTTAAAAACCTTTCTTAAATGATAAAAATAAAGAATTTAAAAATATCTGAAGAATCACATGATATGTTGAAAAAACACTGTCAAAAAAACGGATTAAAAATGTTTAAGTTTATTGAAAAACTTATTGAAGAAAACTGTAAAGAAGAAATCGACATCTATGGTGAATAATTAATTACTATAGGGTATGTGTGCTTTTGTCTTAATAGTGGAATCCTTACTGTCATCTATTTTAACGACATCGAACTTAATGATGTCATTGGTGTTAACCTGTATATTACTTAAATCATCTCCCATATAATTGTCGTTAATATATACTGAAAACTCATCGACGTTATCTGTCGACAAAAAAGTTAGGTCTATGGTATATGGATATTTTTCAGATAAACTATTAATTCCCGACATAAATAAAATATCTATGTCGAAGTTCTGAGGATTAGGTGGGTTTTTTCTAGCCCTTCTTGATTGTGTCCCCGTCTCCACTTCATATAATGTTAATGCCCTACTAATTGCCGGAGAAACTTGGAACTCTTCCTCGTCAATTAAAAAACCCATCATTAAGAACTCATAGTTTTGAACGTAGTACTTCCTTTTTTCAATATCCAATACTGACTCATCAGATATACCATTTAAAATTATAGGAACGTAATGACCCTTAACAAATGTATAAGCTTGTCTTGAAGAAAATTTCTGTAAAACTAATTTGTTAAACTCATTCAAGTGTCGCATTTTAGTACAAAATATTTTTATATTATACGTAATATCTACAGGTACGGGTTGAGGGATTTTATAAATATCCATTCCTTTTCTTTGACCGTCCCACGTTGGAACCTTAGCGTAGTAAAATTGTTTTCTGTTTGGTATGGTGTACTGTAGTGAAGGGTTGGTACCGTACTTAACGTCTGGATTTCTTACAGTTGCAATAAATGGGGGTTTGATGTTTTTATCTAAGTTCTGAAAATCCCAAGTCTCAGCAAACTGAGACCAGTTTTGAGTTGTAATAATAATATCAACAGGGTTAACTTTTTTACCCTCTGCAGTCATCTCTAAATCGTTCTTAACAAAATCTAACATACCCCTATCTAAGTCAGCATGTAAAACACTCTTAGGTAAATATGTACCATCTTTTTGAATATATTCCAGTAGTTGCTCCCTCCTCTCTAATAAAATTTTATCAGGAGTTAAAGGTAGATGTTTTTTTATTTTTTTAGGAAATGACATTAGATTACTATTTCATTTATATGGAAGATTTTATTTCGAGTATTAATCATATCAATCTCATTTGCGTTATAAATTGGTTCTTCGCTATCTTTTTTAACAAATGAATCGTATTTGTATGGGTTATATGTGATTACGTTATCATTAGTTTCTGCAGGCATTTCTTCACAAGGGAACTGACAATAGTCAACTAAATCACCAATAACAAATGCGTGTACGTTCTTTCTCATTTCTTGTCTTACTTTGTCTTTTCCCCCCTTTCTTACCCTAAACTCTACATTTCTTAATTTAACGTAGTCGGCATACAAAATTACCCTACCCCCATAAGTCACTGAAAATGTATGTTTATGTAAGTTATAATATACCATAACCCTCAAACCAGTTAAATCCTCAGGAGTTAATTCTTCCTCCTGTTCAATAATTAAACCCATATGAGTCTTCATTTTATTAATTTCTTTTAATAGATATCTATTCATAATCCTCTAAATTCATTTTCACTAACAGGTGATGCAGTAATTGACCTATAATAAGGTTTGTAACCACCATAAGTATGTTTATTATCACTCGTGACTCTTCCGTCATTAGATACCGAGTAGTATCTAACACGAGATTCAGTCTCATAGTAACCTATATAATCACCATAATTAATATCTATTTCTAACTCATCTAAAGTCGTTTGATATACGCCAACCTTTAAGTTACCCGGCTCCATTTGTGTCATGTTACTATTACCGTAATTTTGATTTTCAGGTTGTTCTATTTGGACGTACCCCCTAAATTCAACGGGAGGATGGAACTTTACTCCGTCTTCTACGGTTTCACCGTAAACATCATCAGTTACTGTTTTTTGTTGGTCGATTCTATATAAAACTAACCTAAAATTCATATCACCCTCAAGCCATTCTCGACCCATTGCGATATCTAACTCAAAGTCTTCCGACCCGAAAAACTTTTCTAATCTTGTAATTGGAACCTTTCTATTACTCATTATTGATAAATATTAAGTTATTTGTTATATTTAAGTGTATTTAGTCGACTTTTGGAAAATAAAACATTAAATAGCTTGCCTGAAGTGAGGGCTCTTCGTATTTTAGAGAAATACGAGGGGTATAATAATTACATTATCCGGTTACAGGATAAGATGAAAAAATTTAATCATTTTAAACTTACTCGTGCCCAAGCGGATTACATAATTAAATTTAAAGATACTGTACCCAAAATAGCTAGAAGGTGGGTGGAACTTGATAGTTACTTTGGTCAAAAACTAATGAATGACAAGTTACTACCAAAGAGACCTGAAAAAATTTATGTGGAAAAATTATTAGTGGAGAAAGAAAAGTCGTACCACATATGGGGTAAGTTATTTGAAAGTGAGGAACTTACAGACATATGGTTACCTAAAGTTGCGTTAACAAAAAACAAACAAAGGGAAGTAAAAATCGACTATAGTAAGTACTCACATAGACCTCCGCTTTCACACCAAAAAGAATCTATAGAAAAACTTGTTGGTAATGACAAATATATATTGGCAGATGATATGGGTCTCGGAAAAACAACCTCAACAGTTATTGCGTCGATAGAGATGGGGATAGAAAAAGTATTAATTATATGCCCCGCATCTTTAAAAATTAACTGGGAGAGAGAAATACAAAATTATACGGAAAAATCTATTTCAATTATTGAGGGTAAAAAGTGGGAACCTTCCGAGTATACCATTATAAATTATGATATATTAAAAAACTTTCACGACCCAAAATACCCCGATAAATCAGAGATTTTAAATTATGGTTTTGATTTGATTGTAATGGACGAAGCTCACTACGTTCAAAATAAAAAAGCTCAAAGAACAAAAATTGTAAATGACATCGCTAACAAAATAGGTAAGGTATGGTTACTAACGGGAACTCCGATGACCTCAAGGCCGATGAATTATTATAATCTTTTAGACTTAGTAGACTCTCCAGTCGCAGAAAATTGGATGGCCTACGCTATAAGGTACTGTGCAGGTTATCAATTTAGTGTTGGTAGTAAAAGAGTTTGGAATGTTTCGGGAGCGTCTAATCTAGAAGAGTTAAGAGACAGGACAAAACCACAAGTATTAAGAAGACTAAAGGAAGACATCTTGGACTTACCTGAAAAAATAATAACTCCAGTTTATTTAAGAACCAAGTCTAAAGAATATAAAAAATTGATGGGTGAATACTATGATTGGTATAATTCATCTGAAGACTCGAATTCACTGACAATACAATTTTCTAAGTTAATGAAAGTCCGACAAGTTATTGCTGAAGAAAAAATAAAAGACACAATAGAAATTGCTCAGAACATAATAGACCAAGGTAAAAAAGTAATAATATTTACAAATTTTACAGATACACTAAATAAAATAAACGAACATTTTGGTAAAGAGTCAGTTAAGTTAGATGGTAAAATGACCAAACCTAAAAGACAGGAATCTGTAGACGAGTTTCAAAACAATGATGACATCAAAGTTTTTGTAGGTAATCTAAAAGCTGCGGGAGTAGGAATAACCCTAACAGCTGCAGAGGCGGTTATAATGAATGACCTATCTTTTGTTCCTGCTGACCATTCACAAGCCGAAGATAGGGCGTATAGATATGGACAAAAGTTCTCAGTTTCAGTTTATTACCCGATATTAGAAAATACAATAGAAGGTATTATATATAATATACTAACTAAAAAGAAAAATATTTTTGAAACAGTTATGGGTGATAATGAAGGTAAAGGTGACGTAATGGAAGAAATATTAAATATGATTTCACAAGAAAGGTGAGTTTGTTTTTATATTTCGCATTATTTATATATAAAAATAATGGGTACTAAAAGGGCATTAAATAAAATAACTGATATAGAAAATCAGATTATAAGTGAAGGGATAAAAAGAAAAGTATCACCGAACGTCCCAAAAGAAATTTTAAAAGAAATGAAAAAAATAGGTATCGAAAGATTACCTTACTCTTATTCAGCCTTAGAACGTTTTATAGATAAAGAAACTATGAACGTACACTACAATAAACATTATAAAGGTTATGTTAATAAACTTAATGATGCGATAAAAGATAAAAAGGGTAAGGACAAAAAATTAAAAGATATTGTGAAAACAATATCAATGTACGACAGAACTGTAAAAAATAATGCTGGCGGAGCGTTCAACCACGCATTGTTTTGGAAAATGTTAAGTCCTAAAAGGCAAAGATGTTCAGGAGAAATCTATGAGAAAATTATTAAAGAGTATAAAACGTTTAATAACTTTAAAAAGTTATTTGAGTCCGCAGCTCAAAAAAGATTTGGTTCAGGGTGGGTATGGCTTGTTTTAACAAAAAATAATAGGTTAAAAATAATGACTACTGCAAATCAAGACAACCCTCTTATGAATACCATTAAAGACGGTGGACTTCCATTATTAGGTTTGGATTTATGGGAACACTCTTATTATTTAAAATATAGAAATAAAAAAGACGATTATATAAAAAACTTTTGGTCAGTAGTGAATTGGGATTTTGTGAACAACTTATATACATCTAACCCTAAATCCTCAATAAAGGAGTCGTTTAATAAAAAAAATCTTATTGTTGAAATTGAGAGTCAGGGGTGTAATTCAAGACAAGTTAAACAGACCATAGAATTATTTAACACCAATCCTCAAATAAAGTGGAAATATCGTACCGTAATTGATAAGGTTTTTAAAGAAATCTTTAAAGATTATTGGAGAGAAAAAGAAGGAGAGCAGTTATCGGGTATATATGACTTTGAATATAAAGGGAGTGTTGAAGGAGGTCGGTCGGTATTAAATAAAATCAATACAAACGCAACTACATTTTGTATTTTAAAAAATGACATTAATATTACTTTAAAACATTATGGACACCCTCCGATTAGTTTTTACGGAAAAAATAAAAATGAACAAATAAAGGAATTATATCGATTTTTAAAATATATCATCCATTGGAAAGATAGTCTATTTAAAAATACATCAAACACTTTTGACTCTATGTATACCGCGGTTAATAGAAAAAATAAACAAGGTGATAAAACTGAAAATTTAGCGGTTAAAGAATTACAAAAAGTGTTCGGAGTTTCTAACGTAAAAAAAGTTGGTGAATTAGGTAGTGTTATAGATGCTATCGGTGGTGTTGATGCGATTATAAGGACAGATAATGGAGATAAAACTGTACAAATAAAACCATTTAGAGATTATATTATTGAAGATGGGAAAATAACTATGGTCGGAACAGGTGTTATAAAACAGTATAAAACCGATATGTTAGTATTTCATAATAAAAATAAAGGAATAGTGGTATTTGATAATAACAACACCCAAATTAAAAACGGGAAATATGTTTTTGATAAAGAGTCTCAATATAAGTCTTGATAAATAAAGATTTCTAAATATTTATATATAAAATATATCATGTCAGCAATTAACGAACCACAAAGAAGTAAGCTATATACTCGTATAAAACATCTATTAGGTGCTCCCTTACGTGGTGTAGAAATTACCGATGAAATGATGGATTCACTAATGGAATTATCAATTCAAGACTACGCACAATATGTTAACGATTGGTTAATTGAGGCTCAATGGACATCATTGTACGGGCTAAATTTAGATGAACAGTCGGTAACTAGAGCTTTTATAACTCGTAGTTTAGATTGGGAAACACAGTATACATACGCTTACTCAAAAATTGTCGGTTTACAGGCTGGAGGTGACTCAGTATTAAAAAAAGATTTTATTACTTTAGTTCCTGGACAACAAATTTATGAGGTACCTGCAGGAAGAGAAATTAATGAGTTATTATGGTTTAGTAGGGCAGAGTTAGATGCGGCATTTTTTGACCCATTTATGGGTGGTTTTGGTGGTTTTGGTGGTGTAGGTTTAGGTGGAGGAGCGGGATTCTCTCAAATGGGTTCTCAGGGAAATTATTTTATAACACCGGCCTTTGATATGTTACTTAGAATGCAAGATATTAACATTAAGAGAAGAATAATTTCAGGAGATTTAACTTATAGAATTACTGCACTACCTGAAGGTAAAAAGGCGGTTCATCTAATGAATGTACCTGGAGGTAAATTTGATTTTGGTAATATTCAATATAATCAATACGTTGTGTGGTATTGGTATTATGAAACTGATGACCGTGAGACCTGTTTAGCTGAAAATCCTGACATAGTAAGATTACCTTCAGATATCCCGATAGATGAAATGTTATGGGATGAGTTAAATAATCCAGCCCAAACATGGGTTAGGAGATGGTTTACTGCTTATGTAAAAGAATCTTTAGGGAGGGTAAGAGGTAAGTACCTAGGAAATCTAAAAACACCTGACTCCGAAATACAAATGGAGTATGACTCACTTTTAACAGAATCAAAAGACGAAAAATCAAAACTAATAGAAGAGTTAACTCAAAGGTTAGAAAGATTAAGGCCTGATAAAATGATGGAAAGACAAGCTAATGAAGCGGAAAATTTAAATAAATCATTACAATATCGGGCATTCCCAAGACAATTTTATTCAATATAATATGGCAATTTTTAAATCAACACCAATTACAAAAATTATTAATGGTCTAACCATTAAAACTTCAGAATCAACACTTTTAAGTAGTGAATCGTATACCACAAGCGGAGAGGCTGCGATTATTATTAAAGATGTTAAAGTCTGTAAATTACAATTAGATTCAAATACGACTGAACACGTAACAATTAAAGCGTTAACCGATGTTTTAGTGGTCGGAGATTATTCGATTGATGAGGAATTCGATGAAATAGAATTACAGAATGGTGCGTCTGTAGAACTTAGATTTATAAGAGATGGTTGGTTTATTATGTCGTCTGATGGTCTAAAGAATTCATAAGAATTTTATTTTTCTCAACATAATTAGTGTTAACTAATTCTTCGGTTCCTTCTAAATACATGTAGAAAGGGTTAATTCCAACACTTTTCCAAAACACTTTTTCAGTGTCAGATAGGGTAAGTACCTCATCTAAAGTATCTTGGTCACCTTCTTTTCTTGGGTATCCTCTAACTAATTTAGTTTGAGTTTTTGTAAAAAACGGTCTATCTTCAGGATTTTCAATTAATATTTCATCTCGTATTTCAGGAGAAAATACAACTAATAGAGGTTCAATTCTCTTATTAAACGCAGTTACATAACGAGGAACATTATAATCTCCTAACTTATCTGGTGTATCTTCGATATCTTTTTCTTTTACATGATAACAGTTAATTACCACCTCATCTTTTTTCTTTTGTACATCTCCATGAGATTTACGGGTTCCGTTATTTACGTAGTAAATTGTATCTCCTAACCCGACACTTAAGTTATTTGCCAATGCTAATTCCATATGTGCTTGTCGAGACATAAAAGAACCTGACTTAGTTCTTTTTGTAATATGAACTTTGTAATCGTCAAGAGACTGTTTTACACGAGCTTTGTTCGCTATTTTAGAAATAGGTATTTCTCTGTTATATAATTTACCTAGATATTCATAGTATGAGTCTAAGAATTCTTGACCTTTACCGTCCAACAACATATTCAATCCTGAATCTAAGAACTCCGCAACATACGTCTGAAGTTTTTTAGACTTAATCGAGTTTCCTGTAAGTTTAACCTTACCCTTATCTGTAAGTAGTGCGTAGTTTTTACGTGCTACATTAATAGTTGCTGGCCATTGACCGTCAGTGTCGAGACCCATTTCTCCTCTCATAAATATATCATTATATTCTGCAACATCTGCTTCTGAGCCCGAATATTCTTTACCTTCTTCTACAAGACCATTCAAACCTTTACCTACGTATTTGTGGTCTTCTCTACCATCAGGAACCGCAAAGTTAACACCATCAGTGTCCATAACTAATGGTTCGTACCCACGCTCCATAAACCACATAATCATTTGCCTTAGGTATTGTCTACCCGTACAAGTAATTTGTTCACCCATATCCATATCACCCCATGGAAATACGTGAGGAGCGGACAGAGAACCAAAGAATGCGTTAATAAAAATCTTAATCGGAAGTTGTTTTCGATTGTACTGTGAAGACAATTTAGGGTCCGAAAGGTAATGGTCGGATGCTAACTTCTTATATTTAATACGGGTATCACGGAAATACTTCAACATACTCTTCATTGCCCCCGTAACATCACACTTAGGAAATACATCGTGCACGAGTTGAATAGAGGGGTATAGAGACGAGTAGTCGAGCTTCAACACGTCAGTGGAGTACCCGACCTGTAATAGTCGAGACAGACCCCCTGTAAATGAACGCTTGTCCCCTTTCTTAGGTATTGCGAGCCCATGTTTATACGACCATGACATCATAATCATTTTCCATAGTGTTGCAGTACCCATTGTAGACAATCTCTCATATGTTGTAGGTACAAGTTTAGCGAGAAGGAAGTTGGCTTGGTTGAACTCTTCGTCAACCACCATAGTTTCCCAAATATCATCATACAGATATCTCTCGATGAGGTACTCACCGTTTACTTCTTCATAGTGACCAGGGAACCTTTCCATAAGATTTTCTGTACCGGGAGAGCCCACCTCTTTATAACCGCCAGTCTTAGGGTTGAAATAATAATCTTTATTATCAAAATATATTTTTCCAATCTTATCACCTTTGACGTATACACGATTTTCCTTTTCCGCTCCGATAAATTGAGTAATATACTTAAGACCCCAACTTTTTATGTCTGAGTTAATTGCTTGAGCTCTCCTAACGGCATGTGCAATGTCTACAATATTATACCCCCACATCATGGTCTGAGTATAATCTTCCATCTCATTTGCAAGCTTCAACATCCCTTGTTTTTGTCTAAGTTTTTTTTCGGGGTTAAGGGTCTTAGCTATTTTTCCTATATCCAAACCCAACATTTCCGCTCTTGTTAAAATAAAAGGAAAATCGAAAAACGCTGAGTTATATCCACCAACTAATGTCGGTTTTAGATAATTAATGGCATTAAAAAATTCGACAATCATCTCCTTTTCCTCCTCTTCATTTTGTGCCGATATCACCTTTTCATAACCTCTATTATCTTTCATGCCGATTAGGAATATTTTTTCAGTATTTGCATCCAAACCTGTGGTCTCGATGTCAAACACAAAACGATGTACTTCATCATACTCATCAAATCCCTTAAACAATCTTTTTTGTTTCTGACAAAGATACTGTTCTACTGGAGATAGTATCGCAATCGCATTTGTATTCTCTCTATCCCAAGGATTTAATCCTCCATTTTTAAAAAAGTTAACTAAGTTTGAGTAGGTCTTGGTTGTCTTTACCATATACTTCAGACCTTGTTCCATTCTTACATCGCCATGAGTATCTAACGTTTCGATTAGAATACCGTGTTCTGACATGGCTTGTTTTTGTGCATGTTTAGAACCGTTATAAAAATTCTTACCCTTTAAATCGCCGACCCATGCGAACGGTATAAAAGAGTCTGTTTTAATTTGTTTCCCGTTTGTAGGGTGTTGAATAACCTTAAAAATCTTATTAGACCTATAGTCATATTCTAAGGCTACAATATATTTTTCTTCATCCTCTCCGTGGAGGAACTTTTCAATTTCTTCTTGTGAGACCATACTTTTTAACTTTTCACCTGAGATATTATTCTCACATCGTTTTGACGTGATTTCTCTTGGTATTTGTTACAAAGATAATCTACAATTTAAAGTTTGTCAAATAATATTAATAAATAAAGGCTCCCTGATTGGCGCTATTAAAATCCCGTCTTTGGTTGTAATTGAGAACTCTCCGATAAAACGACCTTTTTGGTTTGTATCTCTCGAAGTCCATTTATAATATATGTAATACTCTCGTGGTGTGTCAGGATTTATTAATAACTTTTCAGTTATGTATGCGTTATTCATAATAATTTTTTCCAAACCATCCGACTCTCTTTTCATTGAAAACCTTATAACTGAGTTTACAAGTTCTTCATTAAATTTCTGATATGAGTCAGTTCTCCCATCCTGAACTATTTCCATAATTAGGATGGGAGACTCACTATTTTTATTTATAAAAAATTCCATATTAACAAGACGGACATTCTATAATTTTGAACCCGTAAGCGGTACTGTTAAATAACCCTCCGTAAACTGTTAAAGTATAAATTGATTCTCCCTGAGGTTTTTCAAAAGAGAATACTCGTGAGCCATTTGAATATCCTCCACAACCCGCATAAGTATCTAGGGGGATTGAAGGGGTCAAGCCGCATGAGCCAGGAGATACATAAACATTACTATTAAGATTAAAATATTCTAAAGTACCTCCAATTTGACCTTTTGCACCATATCTAGAAACACCATTATCGTCCCATACATTATCATATAATGGATATGTGTAATTACCAGCATCCGAATGGTAAGGGAAGTCGGTTACCGTAACAGGTACCGATTGGGTGCTGGTGAACTCTAACTGGTCAGTGTCGTTATTCCACGTAAATACATTACATATATACGGACTATTCTCAACTCTACTATCAACCAAAGACTCATTAGATGGTTGACCTAACAGTAAACTATCGATAACAACCTCATCTGAGTTATTTTTAACAACAAACCGGTCATGAGCACTCTGTGCGTATAATGCGAATTTTACCGTACCCGCACAAGACGATAAATTAAGTGTCGCATTTATAACGGTCTTTGATGTAGAATATGATTGTATAGTCCCATCGGGGTTTAAAACATTATTAAAGTTTGAAGTACTAATAGTAAAATTATCAGCACACTGTATAGCTTCAGGTATAGGTGATGACGTTACCGAAGGTGTTGGAGTAATGGTAGGTGTGATTGATGGTGTGATAGTAGGTGTGATGGTAGGTGTTGGTGTCGGTGTATTTGATGCACAACTTTCACATCCTAAGGGGTAAGTTAAAACCTGTCCTACAACGGGACCTAACTGTGTTACGCCAGACCACGGGATTGCTAATTCACTAGGAACAAAGCTAAGATAACAATCCCCATTTACTGATAACTCGTCTTGAAAGTCCACAAAATAATAAGTGGCCGATGCGCCGTATTGGGGTATGTAGCTAAAATCTGGTCCCGTTAAGTCGCCACTCGAATCCCATATAAAATATCCGTTTCCTGTTGTACATCCGGTAAAATAACCCGTCACTGTACACTCTATATCGAATGCATTAGCGGCATCGAAACAATTATTTACTCCTCCCTGAAATATATCTTCGTCGTCTAAATAAAAATATGCAACATCTTCCGAAGGTGAAGTTCCGATTACCCTCCACGATAAGGGGTCTCCAGGGTTGGAATAATTCCAAACAAATACGTCACCATTATTAAGAGATGTGATGGTACCATTAAAAATAACACCCAAAACATACCCATCAGTATCATCACTAACTGCTGAACAACACGGAATCACTTCGTAATAAACAATGGGTAGTGGTGGTGAAGAACTTGGAGTCACTGAAGGTGTTACGGTCATAGTTACCGATGGTGTCATAGTTACTGATGGTGTCATAGTTACTGATGGTGTCACAGTTACTGATGGTGTCACACTAGGTGTAACTGTTGGACATGGTTCACATAGTTGAGGGTTTAATATTAAGTCAGTACATATATTTTCTAAAAAGTTGTCTGAATTTATTGTAATACTACCGCTTCCACTACCTTGACCTTCAATGAATACAAAACAATTTCCTGAATATGAGAATCCATGAAATCCTAAAATAGGTTGGTCTCCCACTACTGTAACAAACAAATCTTCAACTCCACTTGTACAACAAGACTCCGCTCGATATAATGAAGTACATGGGTTTGACGCTAAACACGAAGAACAGTTATCAAATCCGGTACTATTGTCTATTGTAAAAGAAGGTGTTAAAGTATTGTCTAATACAAAGTTTATCACAGTATAACATTGTGGTAATATGTTTTGAGTCCCGTCACCACCAAAATAGAAAGTGTCATTTGATTGAGTTATTTGATTAGTAAACTGAACATGCTCCAAATATGTTTCATTATCGCAACACCCACTTAATAATACTTTATATACAAATTGTGTAGGTGTCGAACTTGGAGTGACTGTGGGGGTAACCGTATTAGTTGGTGTTATAGATGGTGTTATAGTTGGTGTTATAGATGGTGTTGGTGTCATTGAAGGTGTAGGTGTTGGTGTAGGAATCTCATCTTCAATACATTCTGTACATCCTGAGTATACAGTATCAATACTAAAATTAATGACAGGTTGGTCTATACTGTTAACATCTCCCACATACTCATAGCAATTTTCTTCTTGAGTGACGTAGTAAATACCATTTAGTGTTGGATTAAGACCTTGAGTATACACCGAAGGACATGTTATTTGTTCTTGAATATATGATTGTAATTCTCCATATATTGACAACATTACAAGTAGGTCCAAAGTAGTAAGGACCCCGTCAACTCCACCAAACGTATCACAAAAATATTCAATATTAGTACATGGACTATTAAGATAAAAAATGAAACACGCAAACATTGCGGCGTCAGTTATAACACCATTTTCATCCGCTAAAGGTGCCAAATGTGATGGTTCTTGAATTACTGTAGGTATATTGTATGTCACACCATCTGCGTTTGTATACGGTACTGTGTCGTAAGGATATGAAACTACGGTACATTGTTCGGAACAACCTGTATATTTTTGTAAACAAGGATGATTATTTGTACATGAAGTACAACTTACTGACCCATAATTTTCGGTAATAGTCCCTTGTGAAGGCCCTGTTTGTGCCGACGATGAAAGTATTTTGTAACATCCAGAAGTAAAACTACTACTATAAGATGAGTTATTATTAATAAAATAAACGTAGTCATTAACGTTTGCAGATACGTTTAATGTGGTATTTGCAGTATAGGTAATTCCATCACAACAACCTTCCAGTGTCAATAGGTTAGTTACGATAGTCCATGAGTCGGGAGTTGTACTTGGTGTGGGTGTAGGTGTTGGCGTTGGACAATCAGGACATAACTGTTCACCACAAATGTTATTAAACACAAAACTGTTTTGACTAATTATAATTGAGGGATTATTTTGATTTTGTTCCATGTAGAGAAGTCTATAACAGTTACCGTTATAGAAAAATCCAGGGTTAAGGGATAATATAGGTGTAGAATTTAAAAGTAATTGTACCGTTATTTGGTCTCCGCTATTGCAACAATTTTCAGCTCTAAATAAACTGTTTGTTTGTTCACATGGGTCAAAGTTATTTTGATTATAATTAAAACATTGTAGACATGATAGATGAGTACTCGATACTGAGTGTATTACATCACTTGCGTCTAAACCATTCACCCCAAATAAAGTATAACAACCAGGCTCAATCTGAGCGTTTCCATCATACATTATCCCATCAAAAAATACTATAGTTCCATTTTCAGGTAAATAGTCCATAGCAAAAGTCACTACAGTAACATCATATGGGGGACAACAAGATTTTGCATATGCGGCAAATTTATCCTCTGGTTGGTCTGAACATAAACTAGTACATATCGAGCTTTGACAGCTTTGAGCTGATGGTCCGTTAAAAATTAATTGTGTTTGTTGACCTGTTACCTGTCCATTACTAACCCAACAAGTACCATTATGAGTGACCGCATTACCATTAAATACCCAACCCCCCGTTTGAGTTTCCGTTAATAAAACTCTGGCTAATATAGTATCCTTAGGATTACAACAATTAATCCATTCATGTGTAGTGTATTGGGGAGGTGGAAAAGTATTATTTAAATATTGTGAATCAGAATTTACGTTAATTATCGCATTAGCGTCTGAACATACAATGTTTTCAAACTCATAATAACCTTGTTGTAAATCGGAAAAAGGTATACTAAAGGTTAATTCAGTTGAACCTAACGACTCTCTGACGGTGATAGATACTGAACCACTTTGAGTGACAGTCGTCCCCACATCATCTTTTAATTTTAAATCAAAAGAGATTGTAGTGTTGACATTAACTAATATATTAGAAATTATATTAACGTAAGTGGTGGTTGTTCCTCCACCCGGTCCCGCTTCAAAAACATTATTTACGGTTAAACGAGGTATGACACCGGATATAGGGGTTAACGTAGGAGTTGGTGTCGGTGTAAATGACAGTGTCGGTGTCGGAGTAACTAAATTAACACTACCAGTACAAGAACAACTTGTTACGGTATCTATTAATTCATATGTGATACATGTCGAACCTGAAGTGCCCGAAAAATTGGTTGTTTCGAAATAATAAGGAAAATTATCAGGATTTATCAATCCTGTGGCGATTAATTGTTGGGGACTACCCGGTGCNCAATCAGAAATATAAAGCGAATAATCACCTGGTTGAGGGTCTGATGGTGTTAAGTTTACTGAGATATAGGCCATTTTACTTTTTTTTATAAATACTATTTATGTTTAATTTGTGTTAACATCGCAATTTAATGGAGTTATCGGTGTTTGAGTTGGTGTAACCGATGGGTTAGGTGTTACGGCTACATCACAACTTAATGGAGTTATTGGTGTTTGAGTTGGTGTAACTGATGGGTTAGGTGTTACGGCTACATCACAATCTAAATCGACACACTCAGGGTTAGATGTTGATGGAGTTATTGAGGGGGTTGTAGTTATTGAGGGAGTCGTTGTTGGTGTTGGTGTCGGACACGCGCAATCACTAGCTTTACATGAATTAAATCTAGGTCCCCATAGGTCACCTATGTATGGACTTCCAGACCCTGTACTAAACGGAATATAACAATTACCGTTATAATATATTGCATTACCATTAGTAACCCATCCATTAACTCCGAGGGCTGATGCATCAATTTGACCTACCACGTATTGGGGTGAGGTATCTTTACAACAGGCAATAAAACGGTGAGTTTGCCATATAGGGCTATTTTTACCGGTAAAGGTAACTGAATTTACTGTGTACGAATCAACCAACTCTCCCGTGGATGAGAAATCTTTAAATTCACTATATGTACCTAATACATCGGTATACGATAAAGAGTTTTCAGTTATGGTTGCGGTTCCTGAAGTTTGACCTTGATTAATAGTTACTGACACACTAATTTCTACAAAGGTACTATTAGTCCTTTCAAGTCTATTGATAAAGCTTACTGTAGTATTAGTAGATGCCGCCACATTTGATGTTGCGGTGTAATTACATACTGTTGAACCACTTTCGTAAACAACACCAAAACCAATATTAAAAGGTATTACTGAAGATGAGGGCGTTACCGATGGAGTCGCGGTTACCGATGGAGTCGCGGTTACCGATGGAGTTACTGTTATCGATGGAGTTACTGTTATCGATGGAGTTGCTGTTATCGATGG